TTATCAAATGGTGTATCAAGTTCCGATAAAATATTTGCTATCATATCTAATGCATCAATATACCAATCTCTTTCCATTTTGTATTCTTCAGCTCGTGATGTTATTATTTCTTTTTTCATTTTAATCTCCTATTACTTTTACTTCTGTTTGATTTCCCCATCTATGCTTACCTAAATAAAATTGTCTATCTTCAGATTTGTGTTCATCTGCATTTAATACCAACACTAAAGAAGCGCAGTTTGTATGCTCAAGAACAACGGCTCGCATCCCATTACCAGTATCAACTAATTCACCTACAGCAACATCTTCTAAATATGTAAACCCTTCAACAGGTTCCCAAACTGGTTTATCAATCATCGCAGCTTTCGCAAGCTTGTGGGCTATTCCTATTTTCTTCTTTTGTTTCGTTTCTGGTTTCAATGTCTTTTTCTCCTTGTATTATATCTGTTTTTATTTGAATAAAGTCTTGTTTTATTTTATGCGTAAACATAACAGGTGCATCAAAAAATTCTGCTGAGTCTTCTGTAAATTGTAAAGACTTTATTACCATCTCGATTTCAGATTTTGTTAGTTTGATTACTGCGCTTGATTCTTTTTTCATATCTCTTCCTTTAAAGTTTTGAGGGTAGTCTCTTGGGAGAACTAAGGGAGAGACGAGAGAGAGAATATATAATATCTGACTACCCTCGTCTCAAATTTACTAATATTGCATATGGCAATAAAAACCCTTTTTTCTTTTATTTAGAATGGAACATCATCATCCAATTCTTCAAGAGTAAGAACTTCTCCATCATCCCAAGGTTGAATAGAACCTACCTTAAAAGTAGACCTCTTTTCTTGTTGGTCGACTGGAAGGTCTTTAGTTTCTTTAGTAACGTATTCTTGTCTTTTTAAATTAACAAGAACTGGTTTACCAACTACATCATCTTCTTCAACTAGCATTAATTTCTTAATACCTTTATCGTCTTTACATTCGATACCTAGATTTTCAAGTAACTCGAAATATCTTTGGTTTTTACTTGCTGAAGATGTGTCTGTGAAAACCCAGAACCCATTATCATATAAAGTTCTATCTTTAAGGTGTTCACAACTTACTTCTTCTTGACCACTACCATTCATTACGGGGATTTTATCGCCTTGGCTATCTTTCTTATATTTATATCCATCCATTTCCCATAGTTTTTGTTTGTAGTCTACAACTTCTGGTGCTACTTTGTATGTCATGTTGACAACTATAGCTTCACCTGCTCTTGTATTAACTTCTTTACTAGATAAAGATGTTATGTGAGCTGGATAAGTTCCTTCTTCAGTTGGAACCCATTTGCTGGTTGAATCAAAGACAGCGTCTAATGCTTTTGCCATTATTACTCCTATTTATTGTTTGTTGTTGTGTATTTATCTATCAATTTATGGTATTGAGTTGTGAACTCTTCCATTTTCTTTGACGGTTTAGTTCCCTTTGCACCTCGGAAATATAACTGTGGTTCTACAAACTTGCCATCTGCAGTTTTCATAAATCTGCGTACTGACTTAGTTTTAGCAACCAAGTTTTTCTTTTCCATTTCTACAAGGGCTTTCTTGGACAAGACTCCACTATTAATAAGGTCTTGTGTATCTTTTGCTGATACTTTTCCCATTATTGCTCTCCTTTTATTTGGTTTTGTATGTGAACATCCACTTTACTCTCGAAATCCTCAGGTTGAGGTAATGGTTGTTCTTCTATTGTGAAAGTATGAAATGATGGATTAACAGTTAAGGATGTATTTTCTTCTGTTTTAAATACCATCATAGGCTTTCCATTTAAGAGCTTAGTTCCTTTATAAACTACTCTCCTAAATTCTTTTCCATCGTTAGTGCCAATTGTATAACATTCTTCTTCACTAAGAAGTCCGTCATCATAACTACGATTTAGATTTTTCATTATGTTTCTCCAGTTCTCTTTCTAGTTTAAGTTTAGATGAATTGTAATTAGCAGTATTTATTGCTTGGTCATTTATTAGTCCATGTATTTGATTGAATTTGTCTTCACTAATTTCATCAGCTATTACAAGTATATCATTCTTTTGTTCGTCAGTTAATGTTAAATCTTCAACTTGATTACGATATACATCATCTGCAATATTTAGATACATTTGTAAAGCTTTCTTAATACAATCAGTATTAGATGCTTTTACATCATTACCTATATCAACAAATTCATTCGTTCCACGTTTCTTTTGTATTCTATGCGCTGCTACCATATCACCCTCTCTCCACAATCCTTCATCATACCATTTTAATCTTCCATGTACAACGTACGCTTCGCTTCCTAATACTTCAGTTTTCTGTATTGTCCAAGACCAACCTGGATAATGCTTATCTGCAATTTCTCTCATATAAGAAAATTCTACATAATCCAATCCCATTTTTTTCTTAATGAAAGGTTTAGGAGTTTTAATCCTAGATACTTTTTTATGTTTTTTTGTTATTGATTGTCTTATTATGTCAGTAGCCTGTAGCATTTGCTCATCAACTACTATTATGTCATTGTTATTGCTCATTATTTCTCCTTTAGTATTTCTTTTTTTTGTCAGCTAATGTACTTGGACAGATACTATAATATTGACAGTATCTACATTCCCAATCTGCAACAGGGACACCATATGTAACTTCTGGGATTAATTCATCTTGAAATCCTTTTCCCATATCTTCTTTCATTTCATATACTTCTGTCCAATATTCAAATGCTTTATCTATCCATTCATTACTAACAATTTGTTCTCTCATTTGAGATGTATTTTTATTGTACCACATTAAATACATATTGATTCTATCTGGTTCGTATGTATGTCTTACTGTTAAAGCATAAGTTCCTAATTGAAGTTTGTAGTTTGTGTCACTACCAGCTACTCTATTTTTCTTTAATCCAAACTTAGTAGTCCATTTATATGCAGCTGCAGTTTTGTAATCATATAGATTAAATTCAACTTCTTTTGAAACATTGTTGTTTATTAACTCACCAACATCAAATGTTCCCACAACATCTAATGGTTCATATTTTACTTTTTCTTCAATATGAATACTTCTTTTAATAGGACTTTCTGGTAATTGCATATCAGCAAGTTTATCTTCATACATAGACATTGCTTTTTCTAAATCAGCATGTACTAATGTTCCAAGTCTTAATAACCTAAATGACTTATCATCTTTTGAATCAGATGAAAAATCATAATAGGAATACATTTGTTTTCTATAGCAACTACCAGCAGATGAAGCGTGAAAGACATGTTTATCTCTCTCTCTTAATGAATCTTCATGTTTTAAGTAGGCACTATATATGGCTTTTATATCCATTGTTATTTCTCCCTTAGTGCGTTGTAAATTTAATAATATCAAGGTTTAGAGTCAATCGAAACATAGGCTGATGCTGTTTTTTCGGTCACCTGCAACATGGTTCGGAACTTAAACACCAACCTACATTTCTTTTTGCTCAGGTTAGCAAATACTAAAACCTCCAGATTGTTCACAGAATTTTGCAAATTCCATTACAAAATCAACATCAAATTTGTAACTATTGTACCATTTTTTTTCTTCTTCATCTTCCAATTCTGATATAAACAACTCTCTTCCTTTTTTAAACTTATGAAGGTCTCCATTTTTCAATGCATTTTCTAATCTATCTGATATTTCTAAAGCAGTTGTTTCGTCATATTCATATCCATCGTTATAAGTTCCCCTTAGAATTTGTTCTTCAGATAATATATCTTCACAAAAATAGTGAACACATTTCCATAAAGGTCTCCAATACCATACATTTGCTCTGAAATAATCTCCATTTTCTGCTTTAGGGTTAGTTCCATATACATCCATTCCCATTTATATCTCCTTTTTTTTATTTTTTTATATCTGTCATTTCTAATGCAAATACAATAACTATAAACATTAAAAATAGTATTGCTATCATTGTCATTTATCTATCCTCTAAGTCATCTAAGACTTCGTTTAATATTTGATTTAAAATACTTATTTGTTTATTTGTTTTTTCAAATTTTATATTTAGATACCATCGTAATAAATAATGATATACTATTAATAAAACAGAGATATAAACTAAAGTGAATACATCAAATCCGTTTTCTGATAATGATTGTAGCCAAAATTTCATATTAATCTCCCTTTATGTGTGTTATTGTGTTTGATATTAATTCTCTAAATGCATAAATACATAATGAGAATATAAAAAGTCCTATTCCAGAACATAAAAATGCTAAACTAAATATAAAAAAATCTAGTATCCACTCTGATATATCAATCATTATCATTATTTTCTCCTTTGTAACTTTTCATCCATTCAGATAAATATCTTATAGACATATTTTTACTACATTCAAAATCTGCTTGAATAAAAGCAGCTGCTCCAAACATATTTGTTTGACCAGACTCTTTTAAATCTTCAAGATATAAGAATACTTCATTTTTATTTTGATTAAATTCCTCATCTTCTAATAATGCTTGTGTATCTAAGTCGTCTTTATAGTATTTAGGGAATCTATGTTTTATGTATTCTTCTTTGTCTTTTCCAGTTAGTTCTACATTTCTAGAACCATCTTTTATTATTGCCATATTAATCTCCTTTTATTATTAACATTCCATGTTTATCACCAAACAATTTCATACATGGTTTGCAGTTTTTAGTTACTTTTTTTGTTATTTTTGTTTGACCAGAAACTCTTATACCTTTTTCATCAGTTTTTTCATAACAATAAAAACATTCATATATTTTCATACTTTCTCCTTTAAAATTATTGGGGTGAGTGCATATCTGCAAGCCAACCAAATTAAACAACATTTATAAGCCATCCTCTTTAGTTAATATTTTTACACCCCAATAATTATTATTTCACCAAAGCTTTATTGGTGTCCTATTATTGTAATTATACACATCTTCAATCATCCTAAGATAATCGTTTATTTTTGTACAATGCACAAAACGAGTAGGTATCTGTTCAATTTTTCTTATTAATATTTCATGTTTAAAGTCTGGATGAGTTAATAAGTCAATGTAAACAGCTAAGAATGTTCTATGTCTATATACTTTATCATTGTATTGTCTAAACTCTTGTATTTTTCCAAGAACATCGTGAACAAATTCAAGTGATTGAGTTACTTTAAACTGTCCTCTTCTAAATTCATCACACATTGTTTTATCATTTCGACCAGCTAATACCCCTATTAAAGTAGAGATAGGATACTTGTATTGTTTCTTAAAGCCTGCTAATACTTTGTATTCATGCATACCTCTATTGCAATAATGATGTAATGAATCGTTTAAGTTCCATTTATCTTGCACTGAATTAACCAACCCTATATCATCAAGAGTCATATTAGAGAATCTATAATAAATAGGTATTTTCATATCCATGCAAGTAATAAATCTGTGTTGTCCCTCTACAATAATTAATTTATTGTTGTCATTTAACACTACTTTTATTTCATTTTCATGGGTAAGGTCGTTCCTTTCTATTTCAACTCTAAGATTAGCAATTTTATTAGGTCGAATAGTTCTATTACTTTCTACTAATAAGAATCTATTATAATCTTCTTCATTTGTTCCTGTTTTAAATATAGGAACCATTGTAATTTCATCCATGCCAACAGCTTGTTTTTGATTTGTATTTAATTTTACTTCTTTGGAAGGTGTTTTCATTTTATTGTCCTTTATGTTATTTATTTTACAGAATACCAATATTTATAACCACAATCATCATCCCAAACACTTTGCTCTTCAAACTTTAACTTACTATGTTGTTTTACATAATATTGGTCATTTGAGTTTATTGGTTTCCAATATCCTATTTTAAAATACCTATTACCATCTAAATCATTTCCAAATTTCACACTATTATACTTTTTCATCTTTAATAATAATTTAGCTTTTTCTTCTTCTTGTTTTGAAGGAGTGCTTTTAATGTTATTATTATCATAAACTTTATTTTGTTCTTTTTCCAGTTTATATCTAGCGTAACTAGTGCCATATTTATTAGTAAGCATTTTTGTTTTAATATGATAACCTTCGTTTCGTAATATTTTTATTATAGATGCTAATCTCATTCCCCATCCTCTTTCATATGCCTCAACAGCTGTTAAAGAATTATCATCTTTAAGATATTCTAACACTTTTTGTTTTTGCGATTTTCTTTCCATTATTTACTCCTTTATGTATCTATGTTTATACTCTTTCCAATATTTATTTATTTCTTGTTCTGTGATATTTTGTTTTTTAAATGATTTTTTTCTTGTCATATAAGTCATAGGAACATCTGATAGATTTAATGTTCTACCATATGTATCCCTAAATACTTTTTCTTCTAACCATTCTTTTTTTGTCATAGAATAATTACTCCTTTGCAATTATAGGGCACTGCTATTATAGACGATGCGGAGGTCTACTTTACCACATTGTAGTTGTGAGTGGAAGGGAACAGTGCCCATAAATTCTAGAGCCGCATTTTTGTTACAAGGTAGCGGCACGCCTGAGGCACCTTGTTGTCATTTAATATCTTAACTGTATACGCTGATGTAAACCTTTTAAGGGTTTTCACAGTCGCAGGAGATATTAGACAGGTCTCGCTATTAGCCTGGCTTGCGATGTTTTGGCATTATCTTAATTCTTCCATGAGGTATTTCCACAACTGTAACCTGACCTTCCATATATACTTTGCCAATAAGGTCTGGCAATCTTTTTTGTAATTCTTTAATTGTGAACATGTTTACTCCTATTGTTATTAAATCTACAGTTAATGCCCAAGTTAATGCAAATAAGGAAGATAATATCACTATTGTATTATATTAATTGATGCACTTCAGTATTCACATTATTATGGCACTGGCCACTATTATATTACAAGTATAGTGGTGTAAGTAATAGAAAAGGGGAAATTAATCCCCTTAATTCTACTTAACTGATGTAGGTATCTTCACTGGTATATCGTCTTCATCCATCATAATTGGGTCAAACCCAGCTTCAACACAGCATCGGTTAATATTAATCAAGTCATCTCTCAGAGCCTGCATTATCTCACGCTTACTTTCAACTCTAACACCCATTACATATTGGTTACGCTTAGGTGAATTGATTGACTTAAGCAGGCGCTTAGCTCTCGTCTCGGCAGCTAGATGAATGAAGTCATCTCTTGTTTCTAGTTTGATTACTGACATCTTAGTCTCCTGTTTATTATTAATAATTATATAATTCTAAATATAAATGAAATATAACTAAAAATCGTATATACGAAATCCCCCGATAGGGGGTGGATATGGTAAAAAAGGTTAAGTATCAAAATCCTACAATTTTTTTTGTAAATATAACTTGGGCAAAATTGACATATGTATTAAATTTATAGGGTGGTAGGGTAGGGATAAATAAATAATGTGTAAAAAAATAAATATGGCTGAGTTTATAGAAGAGTTATCTGATTTACCTGTAAAAACACAAGAATGTGTATTAAAGAATTTATCGGAATCAATGATTCCTTTAGAAATAGATGGTAATGTATTTATGGTTCATAAAGATGTTACAGATTTGATAGATAATTTAATGGTGCAAATAAAAAAATTAGAACAAGAGAGAGAAAATAAGTTTGTCGGAAAAAAGAACAATTAAAAATGTCCCTCATTATGTATATGAGGATTTAGAAGAATTTCAAAAAGACCATATTAATACAGTTGTTCATCCAGATTGGAGAAAAGCTGAAGAAAATGATTGGGTATATTCTGATGACGATAGAATTGTTCAATTATTAAAAGTATCTAAAGACGTCAATCATCATTCCGATAGAAAAAATTATAAATTTGCACAAGGTTGGGTAAGAACTGTTGTAGGAAGCTTTCTTAATAGACCAAATGTAAAGATGGATACAGACTTTGATAATCATCCAAATAGATATACATTCTCTACTAATATAAAGAATACTTCTAATAGAATTCACAAAAGAACAAAAACTACAAATAAAGAAAAAGAATTCGTAATAAATGTAGTAACGGGTATGGGAGCCGTAGATGCTTACAAAAGAGCTTACTCAGAAATGTCAGACCAAAAGGCAAGAAAGAAAGCAACGATACTATTAAAACAGGAAAGAGTAATGAAAGAAATAGAAAAATCAGTTCTTGATGTAGCAAAAGGATTAGGAATAGACCACGAATACATTCTTGGTAAATTGAAAAATCTTGCAGATTTTAGTGAAGATGATAATATCATTCTACAATCAACAAAAGAATTAGGCAAAATTGTGGGGACCTCTGGAAATACAATAAAGCAAAAAGAAATGGGATTGCTAGGAGTGTTTCAAGGATTTTCCTCAGAACAACTTGAAGGCGCTACAAGAACAAATCAATTAAATGAAGTAAAATCCGAGGAATAATATGAGCATAGGAGACGACATCCGAAAAGATGCGGATGGAAATGTAATAGGATGTCCACATTGCGGAGCTAGGTCAGTCCACAAAAGTGGGTTTTTATATAGAGCAAATACAAAAAAACAAAAATGGAAATGTACTGCTTGTGGTAGAAAAACAGTAGCTCCTACTATAGTAGAAAAAAATCCATTTGAAGTAGAAGAAATAGACCCAGAACATATACCAATAGAAGAATTAATAGAGCATCGACAAAAACAATACAAACAAAAGAAAATATCTAAAGAAAGCAGAAAGCTTATAAAAATTAATATTAATATAGATGGGCCTATAGGTATTGCTCATTTTGGAGACCCTCACGTTGACGATGATGGTACAGATATATCTCAAATATTATATTATATGAGTGTAATTAATAATACAAAAGGAATGTTTGCTGGAAATCTTGGAGACATACAAAATAATTGGATAGGAAGACTTTCAGCTCTATACGGCCAGCAATCAACATCTGCAAAAGAATCATGGAGACTTACAGAATACTTTGTAAATAAATTAAATTGGTTATATTTAGTAGCTGGAAATCATGATGTATGGAGTGGGGATGGAGACCCTTTAGATTTTATAATGAGAGGGCATCAAGGATTATATGAAAAATGGGGAGCTAGGATGAATCTTGTATTTCCCAATGGAAAAGAGATAAGAATAAATGCTCGACATACTTGGAAAGGTAATAGTATCTGGAATACTGCTCATGGTGTTGCTCGTGCTGCTCAAACTGGTTGGGCTGACCATGTACTAACTTGTGGACATACTCATGTTTCTGGTTATCAAGTATTAAAAAGTCCTTCAAATGGTCTTATATCTCATGCATTGCAAGTAGCTTCTTTTAAAATAATGGATAGTTATGCAGATAAATTAGGATTAGACGATAAGAATATATTTAATTGCCCAGTTACTATTATTGACCCTCAATACGATGATGATGACAATAGATTAATTACTACAATTTTTAATCCAATTAATGCATCACAATATTTAACATATCTTAGAAAAAATTATAATAAATTAAAGAATGAAAAAGCTTGATAAATTTATATATAATGCTAAATTAGTAAGAGTTGTTGACGGAGATACTTGCGATGCTCTAATAGATTTAGGATTTGATACTTTTGTAAAAAAAAGAATACGATTTATTGGTGTAGATACTTGGGAATCTAGAACTAGAAATTTAGAAGAAAAGAAAAAAGGATTGGAAGCTAAAGCATATACAAAAAAAATGCTTGAAGAATCTGATAAAGGAAAGTTTACATTAAAATCTCACGGCCTTGGTAAGTACGGTAGAGTACTTGGTGAGATTTTTCTTAAAGAAAAAGAAGATAGTTTAAATAATTTGTTAAAACAAAACGGCCACGCATATGAATATGATGGAGGTAAAAAGAAAAAATTTATTAATAAAGGAATACAAAACGACCCAGAGTGTTAAATGAGCGAATCTCAAGAATCAATTATCAGAAGTCAAGTTCTTGTATTGCTCCATAGAAATCAAAATAAATCAAAAAGAATACTAAAAAGATTTTTAAAATGTATAAATGGAGAATACAATGAAGCAAAAAAAATCATTAACGAAACATGATTTAAAACGTAAAATAAACGATTTAGAAAATACAATATTTTTCATTGCAAAAAGACTTCAAAAGTTTGAAGTTGTATTTAACGATTTTGTAGATATGACAAAACAAGCTAAAAAACTAGAAAAATACCTAGATGGCAAATATAAACAGTCAGAACGTAAGCAAAGCTGAAGAAGCCTTACAATTAGCATATAAAGACCTTATATCATTTGGGAAACTTTTTCTTCCAGATGACTTTATGCGAAGCGAAACTCCTTTCTTTCATTATGAAATTGCAGATGCTATTGATGATAGAAATGTAAAACAAACTGCAATAATTATTCCTAGAGGACATGGTAAAACTGTCCTTACCAAAGCTTCTATTGTAAAAGATTTTGTATTTGCAAGTAAAGATAATTTCCTTTTTTATGCTTGGGTATCTGCTACACAAAAATTAAGCGTAGGTAATATGGATTATATTAAACATCATTTAGAATTTAATGATATGATTAAATATTATTTTGGCCCAATGAAAGGTAAAAAATGGACAGAGGAAGACATAGAGGTAACAAATGGATGTAAACTTATATCAAAAAGTAACGTTGCAGGAATACGAGGAGGAGCTAAACTTCATAAACGATACGACCTCATCGTTCTTGATGATTTTGAACATGAAGCGAACACAATTACAAAAGAAGCCAGAGATAAAAATGCGAATTTGGTCACGGCTGTTGTATATCCCGCTATTGAGCCTCACACTGGCCGTCTTCGTGTCAATGGTACTCCTGTACATTATGACAGTTTTATTAACAATCTTATTAACAACCATTCTAAGGCTCAAAAAAATAAAAAAGAATTTTCTTGGCGTGTTATCACATATAAAGCATTACTTGATGAAAATACTCCGCTTTGGGAATCGTTCTTCCCAATCTCAAAAATAAAAGAAAAGAAAAAATTCTATGCTGATTCTGGTCAGCCTCAAAAGTTTTATCAAGAATATATGATGGAAGTAATGAGTGAAGAAGATGCAATATGGAGAAGAGAACACATCAGATATTGGGATGGGTACTATAAAAATGAAGATGGTGTTAATTATATTGTTAAAGATGGAAATGACATTCCTGTTAATACATTCATTGGCTGCGACCCAGCAACTGATATTGATACTAAGCATAGTGATTTTTCAGTAATTACTGTTATTGCAATTGATGGTAATAATGAATTATATGTATTAGAATATGAAAGACATAGAAGTGTTCCTACGATTGGTTCTAAAAATCCAGAGAATGGTGAAATACTTGGAAAAAAAGGCGTTGTAGATATGATACTTGAATTACATCAAAAATATAATTGTATGTCGTCAACTGTTGAAGACGTTGCTATGAATAGAAGTATATTTCAAGCATTAAATGATGAAAGAAGAAGATTAAATAAGTTCGATATTTCCGTTATTCCAGAAAAACCTGGTGGAACACAAAAAAGAAATCGCATTTATAGTGGGCTTTCTGCTCGTTTTAGCACAGGAACAGTACATTTACGGAAAAATATGTTTGATTTAATCAACGAAATCCTTACTTTTGGCCCTAAAATGGCTCACGATGACACAATAGAGAGCCTTTATTACTCACAAGTTCATGCTTTTCCACCAAATATGAAAAAGGATGAAAAGAAAAAAAGATGGTTTAAACCAAAGCGAAAAGCCAAAAGTTGGTTAATAGCTTAAAACACAGGAGTTAAAAATGGCGACATACGGCCCATTAATGTCTAAAAAAATGAAAAGACAAAAACGAAGAAAATCAATAAAATCAAAAGTTAGTGGATTAAAATCTAAAGTAACTGAAGCTCTTGGAAGACGTAAGTTAAAAAAGATGGCTAAAAAAGGACAAGTTTCAACTGCAAAAGGCACAAAAGTAAAAGCTGCTTCATATACAAAAGCAGCAGCTAAAAGAAAAAAAGCAGCTATGCCCGGTATGGAAAAAGTTGGTAAAGTTTCTAGAGGAGCTAAATCTGCAGTTCATACTAAAGGCGGAACATACGTCAAATATAAAAAAGATTCTAAAGCAGCTGGTTCATTTAGAGCAGCTTTTAAATCAAATTGTTCTGGTGGGAAAGGTGGTTCTTTTACTTGGCAAGGACGTTCTTATAGTTGTGCAAAAAAATAAACATTAGTTTATTTAATGTATAAATTTGGAAAAAGAAGCAAACAAAGACTTAAAGGAGTCGATACAAAGCTTGTAAATGTTCTTAATGAATTAATTAAAATAATGGACGTTACAATTATTGAAGGTTTGCGGAGTAAGGAGCGGCAACAGGAATTATTAGCACAAGGGAAAACGAAAACAAAGTATTCCAAACACATATTAGGAAAAGCTGTTGACCTCGCTCCTTACCCGATTGATTGGGAAGATAGAGAAATGTTTCATTATATGGGTGGAATGTTAAGAGGGTTAGGAAAAGCAATGGGTGTTAATATACGCTGGGGCGGCGATTGGGATAGCGATGGGGATATAAACGATAATAAATTTGACGACCTAGTTCATGTAGAAATAAAGGAATAAAAAATGGGAAAATTTATTAAAGGTAAATGGATGCCAACAACAGAAAAAGAGAAAAAAACGGAAGCTCGTAGTCAACAAGATAAAGCTAAAATGGCAAAATGTAAAGGTAAGAAAGGTGCAGCCCTCGATGCTTGTTTAAAAGCTGCAGGAAGAAAATTAGGTAAAACAGGTGAGTGGGAAAAAATAAGAAATGAGACTCCATCTTCTGATCGACCATAAAAAATAATGGCAAGAATAACTAAAAAAAATAAAGCCCAAATAAATAAACAACTTTGGGATAGAGCAAATAATTCTCATAGACAAAGATGGCAAACACTTTCTCAAAAAGGTTATGATTTTTATCTTGATGAACAATTAAGTAAAGAAGAAAAGAATCAATTAGAAGAATCTGGTATGCCAACGTTTACTATAAATAGGGTAACTCCTATTATAGAAATAATGAAATACTTTGTAACTGCTAATGACCCAAAATGGAAAGCTGTTGGAGCTACTGGAGACGATGTAGATGTTGCTCAGGTTCATTCTGATATTGCAGATTATTGTTGGTATCTTTCTAATGGTAAATCTTTATATAGTCAAGTTGCTTTAGACGCTCTTACAAAAGGTATTGGTTATTTTTTAGTAGATGTAGATAAAGATGCTGATAGGGGAATGGGCGAAGTTAGGTTCAGTAGACTTGACCCGTATGATGTTTATGTAGACCCAGCAAGTAGAGATTTTTTATTTAGAGATGCTAATTTTATACAAATTCGTAAAAATATAGCAAGGTCTAGATTAATAAATATGCTTCCTCAATTTGCTTCTAAAATTAAAAAAGTGCAAAAAGGGACAGATGTAGTATCTTATTCTGAAAGAGATGTTGATTTAGGTGAATCAATTCAGCCTGAAGATATTACAATGGGCGTTAGTTTGGAAGCTGAAGATGAGGATATTATTCCATACTATGAAACTTATCATAAAAAGAAATTTGCTTATTATAATGTATATATAAAAGTTGTTCCTTCTCCAGCTGAAATGGATAATATAAAAGAAGAAGTTCAAAAACAATTATCTGATTTTAAAAATGAAGTAGAAGTTGGATTAATTGAAAAACAAATGCAAATACAACAATCTGTTGAATCTGGTGAAATTATTCCAGAAAGAGCTCATTTAGAGATGAAAAAAGCTGAAGAAATGTCATCTCAAGCAATTAAAGAAAAAGAAATGCAATTAACTTCACAAGCTCAAGATGCAGCTACGATTATTAAGCAACAAATTATGACTCAATCTGATTTTAAAATGATAGAGAAAGACCCAGAAGCTAAAAAAAATATAATAGATGCAGTTAAATTTTATGAAAATAGAGTAATTCAAACTTGTAGCGCAGGCGATGATGTATTTTTATATGAATACATTTTACCTATAAATGAATATCCAATTGTTCCAATTCCATATATGTATACTGGTACTCCATATCCAATGAGTGCAGTTACTCCATTAATAGGAAAGCAACAAGAAATTAATAAAGCTCATCAAATTATGCTTCATAATGCAAACTTAGCTTCTAATTTAAGATGGATGTATGAAGAAGGAGCAGTTCCAGAAGATGAATGGGAAAAATATTCTTCAGCTCCTGGTGCATTGCTTAAATACAGACAAGGATTTGCAACTCCAACTCCTATTATGCCAGCTCCAATTAATAATGCTTTTTATTCTGTAGTTCAAGAAGGTAAACAAGATGCTGAATATATTAGTGGTGTTCCTTCAGCTATGATGGGATTTGCTCAAGACCAAGCTGAAACCTATAGAGGTTTGTTAGCAAATGACGAATTTGGAACTAGAAGATTAAAAGCTTGGATGGGAAGTGTCGTAGAACCAGCTTTAGAACATTTAGGTAGATGTTTTCAAATGAGAGCTCAAAAACATTATTCAGTAGAAAAAGTATTTAGAATAGTACAGCCTGAAGCTGGACAGACTCCACAAGAGCAAGAAAAAGAAGTTAGAATTAATATAAGACTTTATAATGATTATGGTGATGTAATTGGAAAATATAAAGATTACGCAAGTGCAAGATTTGATATAAGAGTAGTAGCTGGTGCAACAATGCCAGTAAATAGATGGGCGTTGCTAGAAGAATATTTTAAATGGTTCCAAGCTGGGTTAATAGATGACGTAGCAATGTTAGCTGAAACTGATATAAGAAATAAAAAACAAGTTATGGAAAGAAAGTCCGTTTATTCACAGCTTCAAGGGCAAGTTTCTTCTATGGAAGAATCAATAAAAGATAAAGATGGAACTATAGAAACTTTACAAAGGCAATTAGTACAAGCTGGAATTAAATTACAAGTAGATAAAGCTGGTAATGAGATAAGAAAAGATGTATTACAAACTGAAGCAGAACAAAAATTATTAAGAGGTGTTTTGAAAACTGAATTTGAAAGCATGAAAAAAGACATGAAAAGAGAATTTCAAGCTTCAAAGCAACAAACTAAAAAAGACGTTTCTAAAAACGAAAATGTTTAGCAATAAAATAGTTTGAAATATTTTACTGTTATTCATAAATTAACAAAACTCTAAAATAGGAGATTAGTATGTCAGAACAAGTAGGTAACGCTGTAGAAGCCCCCGAAAGTACAAACGTACAAGATTCCGTAATGAGCCCAACATCTGATAATTTTTTTGAAGAATTAGATAATCAAGTGAATAGCGGAATATTAGAACATTCGCAACCAACCTCGGTAAATAGCGGTAATACGCAAACGAGCCCTAATGCAGAAGTTCAGAATAAAGAATCTGTTTCTGGTGAAATAGATACTTTGCAAAAAAGGTATAGTGATTCTAGTAGAGAGGCAAAAAAGTTAAATGGACAATTAAAGGAAATTGAACCTTATATGCCTATATTAGATGCTATGCGAGAAGACCCTAATTTAATTACTCATGTGAGAAATTATTTTGAGGGTGGAGGTCAAACCCCACAAACGATGACTGAAAAGTTGAATCTAAATGAAGATTTTCAATTTGATGCTGATGATGCTTTTTCTCAACCTGATTCTGATTCTGCAAAAGTATTAGGAGCAACCATTGATGGAGTAGTCCAAAGAAGGTTGAATAATGCTTTGCAAGGGCAAAAGGTAGAAAACCAAAAACTAGCAAAAGAAACTAATTTTCGTCAAAAACATGAAATGAATGACGACCAATGGTCTACTTTTGTAGATTTTGCTAAATCTAAATCTCTTGAACTTGATGATATTTACTATCTAATGAATAGAAAAAATAGAGATGAGAAAATAGCTGATAATACTAGACAAGAAATACATAATAAAATAAAAGAAGTCCAGCAACAGCCAGGTACTCTTGCAACGCAAGGAAGTACACAAGTTGAACAATCTGCAGATGATTCAGTCTTTGATACCATTTTGGGAACGACCAATGAACTTGAAAAGGCTTTTGGTATTTAATTAATTATGCTAAAGGCCATTAACCCCTAATGAGGTAAACAAATGGCAAATGACGTATTTAGTCTAGGTACATATTCAGATACAGCAAGTTGGTCTGATGGTACTAGCAAAGATACTGGTGACCTTAGAAGAAAATACAATTTTGGGGATAGGGTTTCTGAGCTGTCTATAGCGCAAGACCCTTTTTTCCGATTTGTAACTAAAGTTGCTAAAAAACCTACGGATGACCCAGAATTTAAATTCACTGAGCGTCGTCCATCATACCATAAAAGGTATGCATATGTAACTGGATGGATTGAAAGTAATAACACTGAAGTTGTTGGTGCGACTGGTGGAGATGCAGATTTAACTGCATATAATGATGGAGCCGCTCCAACTTCAATGGCTACTGGAGATACTGTCAAGTTATTTATGTCAACAGATTATAAATCAGCTGGAAATATTCAGAATATTTATGGTCAATCAACAAATGCAATCGCAGTTGGAGCTTCTGGGACAAGACCTACTTTTTTCCTACCGGGCCAAGTAGTAAAAGTTCCTTTGTCAACAACTGATGGTGGTGGAGCTGTAGCTGACCATTTACTTGTAAAAGTAGATGCAGTGCATGATAACTTAACTAAAGATAGTCGTGAATGTGTTCAATTGGATTGTTCAGTTGTTCGTATTCCTTCTGTTTCTGGTGCAGATTATATAGCTGGATGGAATGGTTCTGACGAAGTAGATACTCAAGTCTATGATGAATCTATTCATTCCTCTCTTGAAGGTAAAAGAAGCTATGTAGTTGGCTCTGCTCACGCTCAAGGAACTGGTTATCCAGAAACTTGGAAAGACCAACCTTTTTCCACAGGTTTTGGACTAACTCAAATTTTCAAAACTTCAATGGCAATGGACAATACAACTCGTGCAACTGTCTTGAAGTATGAACCTAATGAGTTTGCAAGAATCTGGAGAGAAAAGTTAATCGAACATAAATGGGATATTGAAACATCATTATTATTCGGTGCTCAAGCATCTATCGATGGTGTGCAATATACTCAAGGAGCGGTTGACTTTGCTCTTAATTATGGAAACGTATTCTCTTGGAGTACATCCAAATCTCAAGATGATTTTCTTGATGATATGAGTAGTTTTCTTGACCCAAGATACAATAATGCATCTGCTACATTGTTTATGTGTTCAACTGAAGTATATAATTGGATGCATAAATTAAGTGGATACTTTAGTCAGAACATGAAAGATGTTGGAACTCTTGCTAATTCAATGGCTAGAGCTGACTTCTCTATTGGGAACAAGAAAAACGTCTTCGGTGTAGATATTACACAATTTCATACTCCTTATGGTGTAATGAATATGGCTCGTAATGTTCACCTTGACGGAACTCATGTAAGCATAGTTGGAGTAAACATGAAATATTGCAAATACAGACCATTGGTCGGTAATGGCTTAAATCGTGATACTGCAGTTTATGTTGGAGTTCAAACTCTAGAAAATAGTGGTGTTGACCGAAGGGTTGACTTAATTCAAACTGAAGCTGGTATGCAATGGGAAATGCCCGAAGCGCATGCCATCTGGAAATAAGGAGGTTACATAATGCTTAAAAATCCTTTATACGGACAAAATAGTCTTGATAACTCATCCTTAATTCAAACATTGTCTGGATTAAGCCCTATCAAGTTAGCGGCAGATACTACTCTTGCGGTTGCTAATCATAGCGCTCAAGTTGGTAAATATGTTGAAGTAAATGCTGATGCAAAAACTTTAACATTACCAGCAGTAGTCGTAGGAGCATCTTTCATTATAGTAAATACTAATGATGATGCTGGTGGACTACTTACAATATCTCCAAATGCAAGTGACAAATTCTTAGTTGACATTGCAGGAGCAGCAGGTACTGATAATAAAGATATTGTCAATACCAAAGCTTCTCAAAAGAAATATGACTTTGTTCATTTAATTGGATTGAGTGACGTTGGTTGGTTGATACATAACGTCAGAGGAATCTGGGTTGACGAATCATAACGACTAATAGCAATATATGGGGGGCTTCGGCCCCCTGTATATAAAATAAAAATTATATGGCAATAACAGATATACAAGCAACAGTTTTAGCAAACACAGGAAATACTCCTACTGCAAATAGCGTAGAGGATGCGCAAAGATATGTAGTTTCAAGTATTCCTAAAAATTTATTAAAATGGACTGCTAGTGAAACAACAGCGGGTTCACATGGTGGAGATTCAAGTACAACTGCAATCACACTTCCTGTGGGAACGGATAATATAGTTTCTGTAAGAAGAGAAGGATATACAGCAGAAGAAGTTCCAATAGAAGATAGAGGATTTATAGGAAATTCTGCTAGTTTAAAATTAGCAACTTCAGTTTTTCCTAAGTTTTTTAAACAAAGTGGAAATGCAATAGTTGTTAAACCAGACCCAACAGATAGTGCAACAGCTCATGTTGAATATATAGATTATTCTAAATTAGATGATACTTCTGATTTAAGAAATGCAATAATTAATTATACCACATCAAAAGAATTTTCTAGATTATCTTCTGATAATTTACCATCTTGGGATTCAATACTTCCCCCAATTGCTCCTTCTTTATCAAGCAATTCAGTTAGTTTTAGTACAAGTGCTCCTAATTATGTAAAACCATCTTTATCTCTTACAACTTTTCCGTCATTAAGTTGGAGTTTACCTTCTAGACCAATTCAGCCTACAATTAATGCAAACACATCTTCTACTGGTGGAGCTGAAGTAGATACTAATAAATTAGCAACTGCTCCTACTTATACGCCTCCAGTTATGCAATCTCTTAATTGGTCGGATGTAGAAAATTGGATAACGACTGAAGAAGATTCAGAAATGCTTTCTTCAAGAGTTCAAGCTATACAAGCTCAAATTGGAGAATACCAAGCTAAATTAAATGAAGCTCAATCAATTTTTAATCAAGAAAACATAGAATATCAAGCTAAATTGCAAATAGCTCTTCAAGATGCTTCACAAGCAAACACTGGAGATGGTTCATTAATAAGTCAATATGGTGCAGATGTTCAAGTTTACCAATCTGAAGTAAATAGCATTATACAAAACAATGCAAATCAAATACAAGAATGGCAACAAGAAAATGCATTAAAATTGCAACAATATAATGCAGATATTCAAAATGAATTAAATCAATTTAATAAATCAAATACAGAATATCAGGCTCAGTTGCAAATTTCTATACAAAATTCACAATTAACAGATTCTGGAGATGCTAAAAAACTTCAAAAGTATTCCCAAGAATTACAAGATTATCAAGCAACAATAAATAAAAAAGCTAATGAAGTTCAAAACATACAACATTATGAAAGAGAGTCTGAAAAATATTATAAATGGGCTCAAAGCGAAAT